GTTATTCTTATAATACTGTTGTGCAATATATGCAATGGTGTCATCTGCTTCAATATGATCAATAGCCATAGTTGAAATGGGCAGACAGTCCAAATAATGAACAGATCTTAATAGTTGAGCCTTCATGTTCTTCTCTTCCAAATCAGAAGTGGACATTTCTGAATATGCTCTATTAAGACGGATCTTTGTATGACGTTTGTCTTTGTATGGCGGATAAATCTTACGACGTTTCATACTTCCACCATTACCGTCAAAAATAATAACACAACGTGTAGGATTCAGCAACTTAATTGCATATCCGACACTTTTGAGAAAACCGGCGATGCCGCCCGTGTGAAGTCCATCTTCATTCATGGACGGCATCACCGAATATGCGCGAATAAATGTATTGAGCGCATCAACCAAGAGAATATCCGAATTTTCAGTTCGGTTAGAAAGTGTGTTCTTTTCTTCGTGTGAAACGTTCTCAAAAAGTGAGAACAACCTTTTTTTTTCGTCTTGATTAAAACTCATATATTATTCGTCTCCACCAACTTCTTCTGCGTCTTCAGAAGAGTCTACCTCGACATCTTCTCGGATTTCACTATCAGGTGACTTATACTTCATAATCGTCATCTCGGCAATCTTCTGATACAACTCCTCACGAAGTTCAGCATCATTCTTCATGTCCTTGGCAAACGACTTGACATCAATCTTTACAACTTCACCATTATTCTTGGTGTAATTGTAAGGTGACTTTGCACCTGTGATGATTGAGTGCTTCTTGAGCACTTCAATCCAGTTACCATAATTATCAATACCACTATCATAAAAAATACTAAAGTCAGCATATTTCATGGGTGGTCCCATACGATTCTTGACAACTACCGCACGGGTCTTAACACCAATATGAACTGGCTCACCATTCTGTGTAACCTTCAATGCTCCCATACCCTTCAAACGAAGTCGTAGACTAGCATGATATTGAATGGCTTTACCACCACTGGTGATATACTTGTCTCCAAACATTGCTGCCTGAAGATTGACACGTAGTTGATTGGTAAACACCAACGCAATACGTTGCTTACCGATCATATCGTTGATCTTTCTCATTGCCTTGGAAATGATAATAGCTTTTCCAGTCGCATAACCATCCTTACCATGATCAGATTCCAATTCTGCCTTTGTCGAAGCACCAGCAACGCTATCAACAACGATTGTAACTAACTTATCTCGGTTTGATTTACGAGCCTGTGCAATCAGCAATTCGATCTTTTCAAAAATGTCTTCAACAGTGTGCGCTGTAACATACAACATTTTAGGAACGTCAACACCAATTGCAGTGAGGAAATCATGAGAAACGGACTGTTCAGTATCCATAAATACAGCAAGTCCACCTTTCTTTTGAGTTTCAGCAAGCAAATGAGCAGCCAACAAACTTTTACCAGACGCTTCAAGTCCAGTGACTTCGGTAATACGTCCAACCGGAATACCTGCATGTGGACGATTTGAAATTGCGAGATCCAAGATATCACAACCTGTACTAACCCAATCCGTAATTGTGGACGGATCTTCTTTTTGATCCAAGAAAAACGCACACTTACCTGCATCTTTATTGGCTTTGTTTAACGCATCAGCGATAGATTCAACTAGTTCATCTCTTTGTGATGTACTTTCATGAGTAACATGTGTTGATCCTTTTTTCTTTTTTGGTGTTTCTTCAGCCATAACTTATATTGAAATGAAAAAGGAGAGACGGCATTTTTACTACCGTCTCTCCTAGTATTATTGATTAACTGTTGAACAGATTATCAAACGCCTTGGTGAGGTCGTCAGTATTAGACTTAGCAGTAGTTGCCGTAGGAGACTTACTAGAAGTCTTCGTAGTAGCAAACGGAGCAGAGTCAGCAGCCGCAACAACAGGTTGGGTAGATTCCTCATCAACCACAGCGTTAGAAACGGTCTCAGCAGGACCATTCTCTGGATTAAGCCAGGCGGTCATAACCTCCTTGAGTTCCTCGTACTTGGGTTCGGGGAACAAATCAAGAATATCAACCTGATTCTTGATTGAGTCGATCATACGAGCATCCTTCGGATCAACCGCCGGAGTGCTGTTTGGCTTCACACGGATTGAAGTCTCTGGGAAGTTCTTACCACTTTCGTCAGCGGTACGAAACTCCACAACGATATCACGTCCGGAAGAAAGGTCGGTAATATCACCGTAATCAGGGTCAGCCATGACCGATAGAATCTCCTGATAAACCTGCTTTCCGAATCCCCAAAACTTGACACCTTCATGCTCTTCACCACGAACGATGACAGGAGCAAAAGTACGCATCTTGGGTTCCATCTTACGGCCAGTCTGCCAGTCCTCCTTGGAACCAGTCTTCTTGAGTCGATTGCTGAACTCAACGATTGGATCTGGACGATTGAAACTATCCGGAGAAAGATAAGTCTTGTTATTGATACCGTAATGGAACTTGAGTTCAATAAACGGAGTATCAGGTTGATACTTATACGGAACAATACGGATCGTCTGCTTACCCGGCTTGGGTTTCCAAATGAGGTTGGACTTTTGGTTTGTGTTTGAAAGGGAGTTCAAACGGCTCTTAATCTTCGACAAGTCAATTGCCATAATTGTTAATTTATTAATTGTTAAGTAGTAATTAGCTAATCTATTTAGTCTCACTCGAAACTAAACAATCATAACTAATTCTGGTATAACTATAGACCAAATTCCGAAAAAATCAACTTATAATATCGAAAATTTTCAGTGGAATAATTTTAACAGAAACCTCGTTAGTTATAATTAAAGAGTTCTTATAAAACTCCCAATTCAACTGGAAAGTTTTATCAAAAACGCCATTGTTTTCTTCAGTGATTAACTTGTTCATGGCGTTGAGTGTATACAAAGTATTGGTTTGTTTCTTACGATGTATACTAATGGTATTAGGCAGCTTTTTAGAGGCTGCCTCGGTGTAAACGATATTATAAGTGAGATACAACTCATTGTTGTTTTTTTCATTATTAAACACAAAAATTTTGTTGTTTGATAATGTGTAGAATGACTTTACGTGTGCCACCAAAATTTGATACTCTGATGGCAATGTAAACGTACAGAGAAGTTGAGTGTCTTTCATCTTGCGGACAATATTGTTGTTTTGTGGCTATCTACATTGTACCACTCGTAACCTACCAAAACGCCATCAGAGTTATACCAACGGCTTTTGTTTCTAATCCAATTGTTTTGTTTTGCTTCTTCCAAAGAAAACTCAGTGGTTAGGATTTTTTCGACTTCTTTTGCGTCTTTTTCTTTTTGTTCGCCACTTCGGGTTTCAAGATCGGTTGTATCAACTCCTGATTGTCCTTGGACTTGACCGGTTCCGGTTGGTTCTTGGTTTTGCTGAATAGGTTGATTATCTTGATTATCTTGTTGAGCACCTGGCTCAATTTGAATAGGTTTTTCATTTGGTGATGTTGGTTCTTGTACTGGTTGTGCTGGTGTGGCGAAATCCAAATTGGTCTGACCCTTGGTTGGATCTTCCTCAAAATGAGTTCCACGACGTATTGCACGTTGTTTATATTCCGCATTGGGGAATGTAACCAAAATACCCTTAGCATTGTATGCTTGTCTTTCTGGGTATTTACCCTCAATAACCTTATTTGCTAATTCAACAACTTCACTTTTTGGAATTCCCATTTCTACAAGTTTTTCTCGTAGAACTTCCATGTGGTCATTATTGAATATATCAAATATACCATCCTCAACTCTGTTGTCTAAACAAAGTTCGGAAAGCAAAAAATCTGAAATGTTTTTGTAAGTCTTTTTCATTTTAACTTGCAAGGTTCGATGCTTTTGGTGCAATCTTGGCTGCTGGAATGATTACTATTCTGGCTCTCATGAACATGTATCCATCGCCATTGTAATCCGTAGTAAACTGTTCGTTTGTTCCACTTCTAAAATACATTACCGGTTTATACTTTTGAAACGGATCTTGAGCATTTTTTGGCAAAGGAAGATTTGGATTGAACAATACGTGTCCATTTTCATCAGTTTTAATCAACAACTGTACATTCTTCTTTGACTTAGTAGGAATCCGTGACATGATCAACGGAGTTCGTGATTGCATCAAAACACTACAATTTTGACGACTGAATGGCTTACTCTTGTCCAAAGTAAAATCAGTGCCATAAATTGACTTTCCTGCAATTTCCTTAGTCTTTGGCGATCCATCTAAGAAATCCAAATAACCGTCAAAGTTATTCATCATGTAAAGATATTTGCGTTTTGTAGTAGTATCAGTAACAAACCGATAAAATCCCTTCTTAAACGCACCAATCAATAGATTGTACATTTCACGATTGCCTTGTAATGCTTCTATAGCAGGAACACCATTGAAGTTAACGAGATTTCCTTTTTCATCAAAAGTAGTAGTCTTAGAATTAACCTCAATTCGATTTGGGTAATTTTTGACAATACCAGAAATCATCTTTGATTTAACACTCAACCAAACTTTATCTGTCTTATAAATGGCATCTAATCCAACAAATCCACCATATTGTGGAAAATCAACATTCGCCAATTCACTAGCACTCATTCCTTCCTTGAAATCCCCACCCTTGAAAGAAATCCAAAATACTTCACGACCACGTTCCAACATGGCAATATCTGCTTTTTCTCCAGTACCCAATTGTAGATGTACGGCGGAATCAACCTTTACGCCAGTGTTAACGTGTTCGCCCTTATCCCAAACGTGAAGATCAAATACAACTTTCTCTGGATTGTTTTCTTTGAACCACTCGTTGAGTTGATCAGCCTTAATCTTCTCTTGTTCAATACCACTTGCCTTAACCGTCTTCGACTTCAATAAATCACCAAGTGAACGATACAATTGTAAATACAACAACGCAGATCTCCAACCGGGAGTTCCAATTTTCAATCCCTGTGGTACGTTGATCATTGAGACCAACTTGGGTCCAAACTTGAGTCTCAGCTTTGTGTTTGAATTTGTGAAACTTAACTCAATATTTTCGGGAATTCCATACTCTTTACGTTTTTCTGGATTTGATACCAATTCAACCATTTCGTCGTATGTCAAACCATTGGGTACATGAACATCGCCAGGAAAACGTTCTGCTGGCTTGTTATACGCCAAACTCAGATCAACTTGTTTTAAGTCATTGTCGTTAAAATCGCCAGCACGTCTCAAAGGTCCAACCATGGTGTTGAACGATTTGATTTCATCATCTGTTAAATACTTGGAAGAACCAATTTTTGCGTCGGCTTCAACAATTTGTTGAACAGTTGTTGGTGAAAAATACTCACTATATCCACAGTTTTCAATAGCGGTTAATAACTTGTCAGTATCAACTTTGGAGATTCCACCATCCTCTACTAAGAGAGAATATTCAAGAAGGATATCATTTATGATCTTGGCTTTATTCATATCGACACAATAACTAATAAATATTGTGTCTATATTCCAAAAACAGTCTTTTTAAGAACTTACCGATTTCATCTCATGATAATTGGTTCCAAAATAACACTTCGTAGGAAATCCCTGATTTTCCATCAATTCTGTGATGGTCTTTATTATCTCTTTTCCTTCAGGCTTATACACATCATACAACACCGAATCATAAGTATACAATATCGGTTTGGTTTGTTTGTCCGCCAAATGCCGATTAACATCCATCAAACTCTTGATCGAATATTCAGTTTCAGACGCTTGAAGAATGTAATTGAACAACTTGTTTGGCGTTGCATCCTTCAAATGATTCGACGTAATCGGACGTTTGAAAATCGGTGTCTCAATGTAGTTGAAATCGTTGAAGAATTCCCACCTATGATTGATGTATTCCAAGATCTTCGTAAAATACGGAATTTTTACGTATTCTGGAGAAATTGTACCGTATAACTGCTGGAATGTCAGGGTCTTTGACCGTTTTACCTGATCTTCAGATGGATCTTCAGTTTTGAAGTAATATCGTGCCAAATACTCGTAAATATTGACCCCCTCCGGAAAGTTATATTTGATCAACTTACCAATAATGTGCGGATGATACGCACTATAATCCAACATCACCAACAACCCATCACTGCCAAACCTAGACACAAAACTCTTACGACATTCGTTTTCCTTGTTCAATGCAGAATAGTTGATTCCACCAAAACGATTGCTGGGTCTTCCAGTTGAAGTAAAAATGTTGTATTCAGTATAAACCTTGTTGTTTACCACCAAATGTTTCTTGTCTGGAAAGTGTTTTTTAAACTCTTCCATGTTAACCTGTAACCCATTAACTTCAATCTGTTGAAGAGTTTCAATGATTGACCCGTTCAGTTCAAAATACGAATCCTCATACGTTTTCTTGATATGTGGTTCCATATCCTCACACATATCATCAAATCTGGATATGTGATTGTTGCTTGGAATGATTTTGTTGCTCTCAATATGAGTGGTGTATTTGTTTTTGAAGAACGAATGAGCCGCTGTGTCATATTCATCTTGTTCGATGATCTCACCCGTTTCCATGAACATAACCAAACACAGATCATACAATTTATTGACGTTCAATTGATGAAGAACCTTGCGTTTAGAAAAACAAAAGATACGGTTCTTGAGTTTGTTTAAAAACTTGCTTACCATCGATTTTGTATAAAACACAGACGAATCATAAGTGTCAATATGAATTGTACACACACGATCCACACCAACAGCTTTGATCATCACCAAACACG